GAAGGTAAAGGGCTATAAGGCTGGTGGTCTGAAAGATGTACCCGAAGGCAACAAAGGTCTTGGTAAGCTACCTCAAAAAGTGCGTAATAATATGGGCTTCAAAGCCAAGGGTGGTACTATAAAGAAAATGGCTAAAGGTGGCACTATCCGTAAAATGAAGGGCGGTAAAATGGTGACCAAGGGCGGCACTAAAGGTGGCGCAAAAGGTGGTAAGGCCAAGGTTCGTGGCGCAGGCATTGCACAACGCGGTGTACGTCCAGCAAAGATGAGATAGCTTATGGACTTTGACGAAGAAACAAGGCGTATGAAAGACCGTGCTTTTAAGAAAGAACTAGAATTCCAAAGAAAGTTACATCCTGATGCCGACAAAGATATGCAGGAGCGAAACATACGCAAAAAGATTTATGGGTCTCCTCGTGGGGGCGGAGCTATGCTTGATCTTACGCAACGTCCGGGTGGTATGCGTATGCCACCTAAAAAGAAGTTTAAAGAAGGAAAGAAAGTTCGCGGCATGGGTATAGCACGTAAAGGCACACGTGCCTGTAAAATGAGGTAGATATGCGAAGATACTATAAATCTGGTGGTAAAATATGCCCAAAGGGTAAAGCAGCGGCAAAACGTAAATTTGATACGTATCCGTCAGCTTATGCAAATATGTACGCTTCTCAAGTGTGCAAAGGTAAGATAACACCCGGTGGCAAAAAAGGTAAAAAGAAAAGTTAAAACATGGCTTTACCAAGTGTTAAAAAGAAAAAAGTAAAGAAGGTGATTTCTAAATTAAAGAAAGCATCTAAGGCTCATGCTGGGCAAGCGAAGACTTTACAAAAGGTATTGAAACGTAATGGGCGCTCTTAAAGATTGGCTAAAACAGGATTGGGTTCGTATCGGCACTGACGGTAAGATCAAGGGCAAATGCGGCACGTCTAAAGATAAGAAAAACCCTGACCGCTGTTTACCGCGCAGTAAAGCAAACAGTCTATCGCAGAGTGAGAGAGCTTCGACAGCTAGAAAAAAGAAAAAGGCTGGCGCAAAGGGTAAAACTGTAGTGGCAAATACGCCAAAAGCAAAAGTTAAGAATATGAGAAGCGGTGGTTTAGCCAGACGAAAACGTGACGTAGCTCGTGGATGTGGGGCAGTTATGGAAGATCGCCGTAAGGCAACTTTGTATACATAGGTGATATATGGAAGTTTTTCAAAATGGTAGGTTTTCTACGGGTGAACCAGTGTACCAGATAGGCACAAAAAACGCCGATGGTACATATGATATAGAAGTCTTTGACCTTATGACTAAGGGTGAAGCAGAGGCAAGATTATTAGCAATGGGTGGAATACCCGCGGCCCCAGAACCAGAAACTAAAGTTCCTACCGTTGCTAGAATTAAAGCTATGACTAAGAATGAATTAGAGGCCATGATGCGTTCAGAGGGCATAGAGCTTGATAAACGCAAAGCAAAAGCCACGCTTGTTGCACAGGTTATAAAACACTTTAAGGATAAGTAATTATGGCTACATCAGGCACTACAGCATTTGACATGGACTTCACCGAGATTGCGGAAGAAGCATTCGAGCGTGCAGGCCGTGAAATGCGGTCAGGGTATGATTTACGTACTGCTCGTAGGTCTATGAACTTGATGACTATAGAGTGGCAGAACCGTGGCATTAATATGTGGACGATTGATGAAGGCACAATAACTTTGGTGAAAGGCACTTCTCAATACAACTTACCAACAGACACCATAGATTTATTAGAACAAGTTATACGCACTAATTCAGGTAACGCCACAACTCAATCTGATCTAACAATAAATAGAATCAGTGTAAGCACATATGCATCTATACCTAACAAGTTAACGCAGGGTCGTCCGATACAAGTGTGGATAGAGCGCCGTGCCGTTCAGCCTAGAATAAACGTGTGGCCTGTACCTAACAACAATGACTATGTATTTAAGTATTATCGTATGCGCCGTATTGAAGATGCTGGCGCAGGTGTAGAAACAGCAGATATGCCGTTTAGGTTTCTACCCTGTCTTGTTGCTGGTTTAGCGTATCATATAGCTATGAAGATTCCAGAGTTAGCCCCACGTATAGAAATGTTAAAAGCTTCGTATGAAGAGCAGTATAGTCTAGCCGCTGGAGAGGACCGAGAAAAAACCTCTGTGCATTTTGTACCGCGAATGGGGTACATGTAATGGCTAATATGTTCTCTTCAAACAAGAACGCGCTGGGCATCTGTGATATATGTGGATTTACATATAAGCTACGAAAGCTGCGTAATATTATTAGGAAGGGTAAGAACACCAATATAAAAGCTTGTCCCGAATGTTGGGGTCCAGATCACCCACAACTTAAACTAGGGGAGTTTCCCATAGATGACCCACAAGCGTTACGTGACCCACGCCCAGATAGTGCAGAGTTAGAAAGAAGTAGGAATATACAGTTTGGGTTTGATCCAGTGGGTCTTAATAATCCGTTTGGCTTAACACCTAATAATCTGGTAGCTGTTGGATTTATAGGCGATGTTACGGTGAGCACATGAATTATTCTTCTTTAAAAACAAATATTGAGGACATTTGTGAAACATCTTTTACGGATGACCAGCTTGCTTTGTTTACACAACAGGCTGAAGAAAAAATACTCCAGACAGTAGATATACCTGCCTTACGCAAGACAGATACTGGTCCCGTCACAGCAACTAATAAGTTATACACATTACCTACAGATTATTTATACACGTATAGCATCTCTGTCATAAGCAGTAGCACACATACGTTTTTATTAAACAAAGACGTTAATTTTATACGTGAAGCATTTCCTGTCAACACAAGTGCCAAGTATGGATTACCTAAATTTTATGCACAGCATAGTGAAACGCAGATACAATTGGGGCCAACGCCAGACCAAAATTACGAATTAGAACACATTTATGGGTATTATCCAACGTCCATAGTGTCAGGTAGCACATCTTGGTTGGGTGATAATGCAAGCGCAGCATTGTTAAATGGCGCACTTATAGAGGCTATACGGTTCTTAAAAGGTGAACCTGATGTGGTCGCAAATTATGAAAAACTGTACCTACAAGCAATAACATTGCTTATGGAGATGGGTGACGGTAAACTACGCAGAGATGCGTACCGATCTGGACAGAAAAGAATACCAGTAGATAAGGGGCAATAATGGCATTTAGTGGCAACTATATGTGCACATCCTTTAAGCTGGCTTTATTAGAAGGCGAGATGGATTTTAGTTCTGACACGTCACAGACGTTTAAGATAGCTTTGTTTACATCTGACGCTACGCTTGATGAGACTACAACTGCGTATTCTACTACCAACGAAGTTTCTGGTACAGGATATGATGCAGGGGGCAAAACGATCACAGCCACCACATCTAGTTCGGGAGCCACGGCATTTGTAGATTTTGGAGATGTATCTTGGACAAGCTCTACTATAACAGCTAGGGGCGCGTTAATATACAAATCGGGTGGTACAAACCCTGCGATAGCTGTGTTGGATTTTGGGTCTGACAAATCTTCCAGTAGTAGCACTTTTGCTATAACATTTCCTACAGCAGATGTTTCAAGTGCGATTATACGCATAGGACAAGAAGGATTGAAAAATGGCGAGTACGTTTGAAAACAACTTACGTCTTGAAGAGATAGGAACTGGCGAACAGTCAGGTACTTGGGGCACGAAGACAAACGTAAACCTTGAGTTGATAACCGATGGGTTTAGCTACAGTTCCACAGGCGAGGCCATAGCAAACGCTTCTACCCATACTATCACAATGGCTGATGGTGTGGCTGACGAGTTTCGTTCTTTTTATCTAAAATGCACAGGTGGTGGGCAAGCCTGTACTGTAACCCTTGCACCTAACACGTTATCTAAAGTCTGGGTTATTGAGAATACTACGTCATATACACTGACCTTTTCACAAGGGTCTGGCGCAAACGTGGCTATCCTAGCTGGTCAAGTTAAAATGATTGCTACCGATGGCGCAGGGTCTGGCGCTGCTGTGTTTGACCTTATGCAAGATTTGGCTGTGCCTGATTTGTTTGTAGATGATGACCTCAAGCTACAGTCTGACGGGGCGGTGTTAGGTTTCGGTGCTGACAATGACGTTACGCTTACACATGTGGCTGACACAGGACTATTGCTTAACAGCACAATGGCTATTCAGTTCAATGATGCTTCACAGTTCATCAATGCCCCCAGTGCAACAGTATTAGATATTAACGCAACAGACGAGATTGAGTTAAATGCTACGCTTGTGGATATTAACGCTAATTTAGATGTGTCGGGTACTATAACAGGAACAGGCACCTCTGTTTTTGCTTCGTTAGACATATCTGGCGATATAGACGTAGACGGTACAACTAATCTTGATGTTGTCGATATTGATGGTGCCGTACAAATTGACAATACGGTTACAGTTGGTGTTGATGATACAGGCTACGATGTTAAGTTCTTTGGCGCATCTGCCAGCCACTTTTTACTATGGGATGAGTCTGCAGACGAACTTGTTTTAGCCGCAGACAGTAAATTATCATTCAACGATGCTGCTGGCGGGGAGAATATAGTTGCATCAGCAGATGGTCATTTAGAAGTAAATGCAGGCACTACGTTAGATGTAACCGCTCCTACCGTGCAGGTAAATGCTTCTTCAGTCTTTGATGTCAACGGCAATATAGATGTGTCTGGTACGTACACTGGCGGTGGTCTTATGACTACGGGTGGCAACATTGTCATACCTGATGCAGGTAATATAGGTTCAGCTAGTGATACAGATGCTATAGCTATTGCTTCTGATGGTGTGGTAACATTAACACAAAAACTAATCGGCACAGAATTAGACATATT